GTCCAGTGGGGTCGAAGAGTCACCAGCATATGCTGGACAGGAAGTACCTCTGTGCCGCCACGAAAGAATCGGATCGTCCTACTGGGAAACTGAACCCGCAGTGGGTCGAGTGGCTGATGGGATACCCAATCGGGTGGACCGACTTAAAGGACTAGGTAACGCGATTGTGCCACAAGTAGCTTACGAGCTGATACGACACCTGGAGACGGATGGCTGAATACAGAGGCAAAAAAGTAACGCTGAACAAGCCTCGGCGCACACCGGGTGGGCGCAAGAAGTTTGAGGTCTTTGTCAAGAACGATGCTGGCCGCGTGGTGCGGGTAGCGTTTGGCGATCCGAAGATGTCGATCAAGAAGGATCAGCCTAGTCGCAAGAAGAGCTACTGTGCGCGTTCTGGCGGCATCAAGGGCACGAAAGACAGAACGAGTGCGAACTACTGGTCCCGCCGAATGTGGGGCTGTTGATGGCTACAAGCGATACAAACACGGCACAGGCATTGGAGTTAAAAGCGTTGGAACTTTTACGCGAAGCTAGACAGCGTGAAGAGCGTGCGGCACAAAGCCATATACAGTCTTTGCGTGAAGAGATTCAAAGAAAGAATGAGTTAATCATCTTGCTAGAAACTCACCGTCACGAAATGGCGATGAGCGGCAAACTAAGGAAGGGCTAACGATTTTGGAAGCGTCACGGCGATTAGGTTTGGCGAGTAAACTTTCTGAGGGAATGCCCGACGCTATCGGGTTCGCCACACCATGTTGGTGCCACTACTCCACGCAGAGCGAAGGAGCCTATGAGTCAAAGCGATAGGGTGGATCTTAGGAGTCTCACCCAAGCTGCGCTTCCAAACCTTTTGGGGCTTGAGCGATGATTGTGAACCTGAGCCCTCTGGAGATTGATTTTCTGTTGCGGGAGCTGGCAGCGAACCAGGGGATGATTGCCCCAAGCGCGAGTATCCCGGCCTGGTACCGCCATAGTATCCAGGAGACGTTACGCGATGCGCTCTTAGCGGACAGGAAGGAGCGCTGGGCCTTATCAGACAAACGCCACAAGGAGTTGTTGGATGCAGAAAAAGAAGGGCTTGTACGCGAATATACACGCCAAGCGGAAGCGAATCAAAGCAGGCTCCAAGGAGCGTATGCGCAAACCGGGAACGAAGGGGGCACCGACAGCGAAAGCCTTTAGGGAAAGTGCCAAAACTGCCAAACGTACCAAGCGAAAGGGGAAGTGATGCCAGGAATGACCAAGAAGCCGTTCAAGGTTTGTGCGAAGTGCCCGTCACCGGGCAAGTGTAAGGCCGCAGGGCGCTGTCTCAAGAAGTACGGGCCCACCAAAAAGAAATGACACGCAACGAAGAGGCGGACGCCTACGTTCAGCAGCAATGGCTGGAAGAGGTTGATGAGGTTCTGAAGTTACGGGACTTGTACGAAGAGACACGGCGCACCAGGGCCTTTGACTTCTATGAGCCCTACCCGTTTCAGTTACGCTTCCATGAAGCCTTGGACGATCAGGGCAACCGGGCGCGGCAGCGTTGTTTGATGGCAGGCAACAAGACGGGCAAGACCTACTCAGGGGCAATGGAGGTGGCCTACCACCTGACGGGGATTTACCCGGACTGGTGGAAGGGTGTGCGCTTTGAGAGGCCGATTCAGGCCTGGTGTGCAGGCAAGAGCCACTACGCCACCCGCGACATCGTGCAGGCGGAGCTGTTGGGCGAGTCAGGAGATCCTGATGCTTTTGGGACCGGTGCAATCCCACGGGACTTGATTATCAAGACAGAGCGCAACCCTGGCGTACCGAATGCGATTGGCTTTGCGCTGATTAAGCATGTCAGTGGTCGCAACAGCCGTTTGCAGTTCAAGAGTTATGATTCAGGTCCAGCGGCCTGGATGGGGGTAGCAGTGGACTATGTCTGGCTGGATGAGGAGCCACCCCAGGAGATTTATAGCCAGGCGCTGCGTAGTACGTTGAAGTCCGGAGGTCCGGTAGCATTGACCTTTACGCCAGAGAATGGCGTGACCGGCGTAGTGGGCATGTTTTTAAACGAGCGCAAGGGCGGTCAGTCGTTGATTCAGGCGACCTGGGATGATGCGCCCCACCTGAGTCTGGAGGTACGCGAAGAGATCCTGGCAGCGTTGCCGCCGCATGAGCGGTTGATGCGCTCCAAGGGCATCCCGATGTTAGGTTCAGGGCAAGTGTTCCCGGTACCGGAAGACAACATCAGTTGCCCGGCCTTTCCGATTCCAGAGCATTGGGCGCGGATTGCGGGAATTGATTTTGGCTTTGACCACCCCACGGCCTGTGTCTGGCTGGCTCATGACCGGGACACCGACACGGTGTACTTGTATGACGCCTATCGGGAGAAGGGCTCTGGGATGTTGCAGCACGCCGAAGCGATCAAGCATAGAGGCCCCTGGATTCCGGTAGCCTGGCCGCATGACGGCAGTATCCACGACAAAGGTTCTGGCGAAGCGCTAGCAACTCAATACCGGCGGGCAGGGATTCGCTTTCTAGGAAGCCACTTCACGAACCCGGAAGGCGGGATTGCGGTGGAGCCGGGGATCATGGCGTTACTGACGCGGATGCAGACGGGGCGCTTCAAGGTCTTCAATCATCTCGACACCTGGTTCCAGGAGTTTCGGATGTACCACAGGAAGGACGGCAAGATTGTACGCAAGGTTGATGACTTGATGAGTGCCACCCGATATGCCGCACAAAGCCTCAGATACGCCATCACAAACAGTTTCCAGCCCAGACCTTCTGTAGCCGTGGGCAGTCTCTCAGACGGCACCTTCGACCCCTTTGACTTCTGGGTCAAACACCCCACCCCGGAAAGCTATGGCCCGATCAATTGACTTCAACCCCAGAGCCTTGCTAGGCCAGCGTCAGCGTGAGTTTCAGCAACTGCAGGAATCGGGACGCTCTGCACAGGAAGCTTATCAGAAACTCTACCCGGACTACCAGACCGCCTATGACCAGGCGGTGGCCTTTCAGGATACTGTACAAGCCGCCTATGATGCTTTTCAGGCGAACAAGACCCAGGCCAACCTTGACAGCTACAACGCCTTGAGCGCTCAGTACAGCCAGTTGCAGACCAACTACCGGCAGTATGAGCCACAGCTTCAGGAGCTGCAGGCGACAATGGCGGGAGCCTCTACACGCTTGCAGGAAATTGAAGGCGAGTTACCGGAGCTGCAACGATCCCTACAGATTGACCGGGAAGCGCCGAAGCGTCAGGTCCGTGAGCGCAGTGGCACTTCCATCCTGACCCGTGGCACCAGGAGGGCCGGTTCGGTTCGATGATTGAAAAGTGTACCCTTGCCGATGTGGATGCTCTGATGGCGGATCTGCGCAACATGTACACCGAGATGGCACCCTTTGGCAAGATGGATGAGGCCAAGTGTGTGGCCTTTCTATCGGACAGTATTGAGCATCATGTGGTCCTGAAAGCGACCGACGGCACACACCTGTTGGGGCACATGGGCCTCAGAGTCGAAAGCCACTGGTACACCAAGGACGTAGCGCTCTACGAATACTATTGTTACGTCAACCCAGAACACCGCAAGACCCGTACTGCTTTTGATTTATACAAAGTATCGAAGCACATTGCCAAGGAGGCCAAAGTCCCTTTTTACTATGGAACGTTCCGCAAGAGCGAAGCGGACTTTGAACGGGTACACAAATTTTTGAAGCGACAAGGTGGTCAGCAAGTGGGTTCACAATTTTTTATAGGAGTCTGATATGTGTGGTGGAACAGCAGGAGACATCATTAAAGGGGCACAAAAAGAAGCAGACAAGGCGATCAAGGGCGTGCAGAAAGCGGCAGACAGTGCTATTAATCAAGCAACCGGCAACACCGGTGGCTCTTCTGGTGGCAAAGGGATACCGGTTACTACTCCGGTATTCAACATGCCGAGTTATGGTGGAATCGGTGGTGGGTTCAAAGTCCCAGAAATCAACATTACAAGCCCGATCAAGATTCCAGATACTTCAGCGATCACGAACACAGCACAAAAAGCTGTAGAAACAGTAACAGCCCCTGCAGTCAAAGCAGTAGAAGAGGTAGCCAAACCCGTAGAGCAGGTAGCCCAGACAGCGGTTCAGGCAGTCACGCCTGTGGTAGAAGCTGCCGTAGAAACGGTGAAGGCTCCGGTCAAGGCGGTAGAACAGATCACAAAGATTGACGCACCAAAGGTGGTGGAGTCGGTAGCGAAGGAAACGATACTAGCGCCCGTCAAGGCTGTCGAGACGGTAGTAAAGGCGGCAGAGCCAGTAGTCAAAGCGGCTACACAGGTAGTTCAGCAACCCGTCAAGGCGGCACAGGAGATTGCCAAGATTGATGTACCGAAGGTTGCAGAAACGGTAGTCAAGCAGGCTGCCCAGGTACCGATCAAGACCGTTGAAACTGCCGCACAGATTGGGCTTTCTGTAGCAAAGCCAGTCATGGATTTGACCAAGATCGACTACGCCCGTGACTTTAACGAGTTATTGGACAACGCCAATGAGCTTGTGGGTACAACGCTTTTGGAAACAGGCAAGGCGCTAGAAGGGATCCCTGCCACCCTTTCCGCGTTAAGCCCTTACGGTTCTGCAGGCAGCGGTAGTAGTGGTGGTGGTGGTGGTGCGCAACTAGACGCCAACACCCCGAATCTAGGCGATGATAAGGTCTACAGTGATCTGGAAACCGCCACAGGCAAGGGCTCTCAGATGTCCGAAGAGGAGCGTCTACGCCGCATCCGCCGCCTGCTGACCAACCGCTATGGCCGTGAAAAGACCATTCTAGGAGGCCCAGGCGATACGACCAGCCGCCGCAGGTATGCCGTATGAGCGAACTAGCCAGCACACTGGTGCAGGAATACGAAGCGCTCAAGGGAGAGCGCGGCAACTGGGAAAACATGTGGCAGGACATTGCCGAGCTGATGATCCCAAGGCGTGCCGACTTCACCAACCGCTACCGCGCACCGGGGGAGCAGCGGCGTGACCGGATCTACGAAAGTTCTGCCGTTCGCGCTTTAGTCCGCGCAGCCTCCGGGTTGCACAACACGCTGACCAGTTCTACCGTCCCTTGGTTTGCCCTGGAAACCGAAGACCGCGACTTAATGAAAAACCGGCAGGTGCAGCTCTGGCTGGAAGACGCCACCCGCCGCTGCAACGGGATCTTCAATGCTCCCCGCAGTGGCTTTCACCAAAGCGCCCATGAGTTCTACCTGGACCTGTTGGCCTTTGGCACGGGGTGCATGTATGTGACACAGGAGCCGGGCATGGGGCCTGTGTTCAAGTCGTACTTTCTGGGCCACACCTACATTGCTGAAAACAAGACGGGCATGGTGGACAGCGTCTATCGGCGCTTCGATGACACCGCCAGAAGTCTCTACCGCCAGTTTGGCAACAAGCTCCCCGATGAGATCATCAAGGCTGCCGACAAGGAGCCGTTCCAGCGCTTTGAGTTGTTGCATGTAGTCCGCCCCCGTTTGAACGCACCGGGCAAGACTGCCAAGCAGAAGCCCTTCCTGTCGATCTACATCCACCCGGAGAGCCGCAAGGTGGTGCAGGAGGGGGGCTTTGAAGAGATGCCCTACATTGTCAGCCGCTGGCAAAAGAATTCGATGGAAGTTTATGGGCGAGGCCCTGGGGTAGAAGCGCTGCCTGATGTGCGAATGATTAACGAGATGGAGCGTGTCGGCTTGATTGCCCTGCAAAAAGTCGTAGACCCGCCGTTGTTGGTACCGGACGATGGCTTCCTGTCGCCAATCAGAACCACCCCTGGTGGGCTGAACTACTACCGCGCAGGCTTGGGACCACAGGACCGGATTGCGCCTTTGCAGACCGGCGGACGGGTAGACCTCAACGAAGCAAAGATTGGGCAGGTACGCGCTGCGATTGACCGCACCTTCTTTTTAGATTTACTAGAGTTACCAGGCCCCACGGCAGCCGATGGCGATGTACTGCGCTTCAGCGCAACAGAGATTGCGGCACGGCAGCGAGATAGGCTTTCGATTCTAGGCCCGATTGTGAGTCGTCAGGAGGCCGAAATGCTGGGGCCCTTGGTCATTCGCACCCTATCGGTAATGCTGCGCTCTGGGATGCTTCCACCGCCACCACAGGTCTTGTTGGATGCTGACTTCAAGGTGGCGTATTCCAACCCAGTGGCGATTGCGATGCGCTCTGGCGAGTTGGCTTCCATCAGTCAGTTGATTCAGTTTTTGGTGCCTTTTGCGCAACTGGACCCCACGGTCATTCAACGATTCCAGACAGGGCGGGTAGCGGAGTTGGCGGCAGAGATACTGAAAGTCAGCCCCAGCGTATTCAAGAGTGGCGAAGAGTTGGAAGCTGAACAACGTGCGGCAGAAGAGCAGCAGGCCCAACAGCAGGAGCTGGTACAAGCCAACGCCATTGCCGAACAACAAAACCTCATCAGCCAGAGCCGCCGCAATGAGTCGGTGGCCTATCTGAACGAAGCACGGGCACAGCGACAATGAGACTCAGCGAAAAGGAAAAGCGCAGACTAGCGGACTACCGCACGGTCTTTCAAAGCGTTCATGGGGAACGCGTGCTTGCGGATCTATGTCAACGGCATGGGATTTTTGATCCCTGTCATGTTCCAGGGGATGCGTATTCCAGCGCCTACAACGATGGGCGGCGCAGTGTAGTGGTAGACCTGCTACGCTACTTAAATACCGACCTGGAGCGTCTTACCAACCTTTTAGACAGTCCTTATGGAGACTACGACCCAAGAGGCGACAGCGTCGCAGCCATCTGAAGCACCAATAGAACCTAGCCAAGCAGGGCTAGCGCCCGAAGGCTCCAGCGTCAACAGCCTAGCGTTCGATCCCACCAGTCTGCCCGAAGACTTGGCAAATGAACCCAGCCTGCGCAGTTTTGATGATGTCGGCAAGCTAGCGAAGAGTTATGTACATCTAGTTAAGCGCCTGGGCGTTCCCCCGGATCAGTTAGTGCGTCTGCCCTCCAGTCCAGACGACACCGGCTGGTCTGAGGTGTATGAGCGCCTGGGCCGCCCCAATGAAGTCAGTGGCTACGAGATCAATGCCCAGGATGAGGTAACCAGCCAGTATCTGCAGGAAGCCCACAAGCTGGGGCTCTCCAAGGTACAGGCCCGTCAGCTCTATGACTGGTACACCAAGAACCAGGAGTCCAACACCGCTGCAGACCGGGACGCCTGGCAGTACCAGCAACAGAACTACGTTCAGGAATTACAGAAGGAATGGGGGCGAGACTACGCCGCCAACACCGATGTAGCCCGTCGTGCGTTCCTACAGCTAGCGGATGCCGAAACCCTGAAGCTGGTGGAAGAGACAGGCATTGGCAACCATCCCGGCCTGGTCAAGATGATGAACAAGGTCGGCCAGTTGATGGCAGAAGATGGCTTGCTGCAAAACGATGTGGGCACCAGCGGCAACGGTGGCCGTGTGGATATTGAAGGCCGCCTCAGTGAACTGATGGCCCCAGATTCGCCCTACTGGGACGGGATGCACCGCGACCACGACAGGTATGTTCAGGAGGCCCTGCGCTTGCGAGAATTGCTGTCATGAACTTAGAAGAGAAGCGTGAGCTGCGCATGGAGTGCCTGCGGCTTGCAGTAGAAAACGGGACACAGGTCGATGTCAGTGATCCGATCCCACTTGCAACCACCTATTATCTGTGGGTTATATCAGACCTAGAACCGGCACACACCGGACAGAAACCACCGCCTAGCCGTAAACGCTAGGCACAATCCCCCATGCGAGGCTGCGGTTCGGACAATCGTTCAGACCCGTAATCACGCACCTACCATAGAGCCCCCTTAGCGGGACAACTCTGATTTCAGGCATGGGAAAGCCGAAATTGGAGTGACTAATGTCATCGCAAATTACGACGGCGTTCGTACAACAGTACAGCGCCAACTTACAGCACTTGAGCCAGCAAAAAGGCTCACGCCTGCGCGGTCTAGTGCGTGTTGAAGCCGTTCGCGGCAAACAAGCCTTTTTTGACCAAATCGGGTCACAGTCCGCATCAGTAAGAACCACACGAGCTGCCGACACCCTACTGAACGATACCCCCCATAGCCGCAGAATGGTCACTCTCGCCGACTACGAAGTCGCCGATCTGATTGATGACCAGGACAAGCTACGGATGATCGTAGACCCCACCAGTTCCTACGCACAGGCCCAGGCTTTTGCCATTGGTCGCAGCATGGATGATGTCATCATCACCGCCGCCACCGGCGATGCGAAAACTGGCGAAACCGGAGGGACCACCACCGCACTGCCTGCAGGACAGAAAGTAGCGGTCAACCTCTCAGGTTCCAACGAAGGGATGACGATTGGCAAGCTGCGCGAAGCCAAATACATCATGGATAACAATGATGTAGACCCGTCGATTCCGCGTGTGATGGTAATTGGGCCAAAGCAGCTCCAAGACCTCTTGGAAAGCACCAACATCACCAGTAGCGATTTCAACACCGTCAAGGCGTTGGTACAAGGCGAGGTGAATACCTTCATGGGGTTCAACTTCATTACCAGCACCCGGTTGGCACACGACAGTGGAACGGATGTGCGGACCTGTTTTGCTTATGCCGTAGACGGGATCACGCTAGCGGTAGCCAAGGATCTGACCGTGCGCATTGATGAGCGCCCAGACAAAGGCTATGCCGTCCAGGTGTATGCCTGCATGAGCATTGGCGCTACCCGCATGGAAGAAGAAAAGGTTGTCCAAATTTCTTGTGACGAATCGCCATAACAGGAGCTGACTAATGGCAAATAATAACACCACCAAAATCACAAACATCACGGCTGATCCGTCGGTGAATGTGAACGCTGCTGAAGCCCACGGGCGGATGCGGGTCTGGTATGACACGTTTGAGGCCAGTTCTACAGCAGCTTCAGACACGATTACCTTTGCGAGAATGCCGAAGGGCGCCACCATCTGGGAAGTCAAGGTGATGGCCGACGCTCTAGGCGCTAGCGTAACCCTCAAGGTCGGCGACGCTTCTGACGATGATCGTTTCATTACGGCCACGACCATGAACACCGCCAACCTGGTAACCAACACCAACGCAATCGCCGGTGTGGGCTACAACTACACGACCCAGACCGATCTGATCGCTACCGTTGGTGGCGCAGCCGCGACTGGGACCATTGCCTTCATGGTCTTCTACACCCTAGGAGACTAATGACCAGCGTCGTTCAGATTTGTAATATCGCCCTGTCCAATCTGGGCGAGGCGAAAATCGCAGCGCTGACCGACGAAAACGAGCGGGCGCGGCAGTGCAACCTTCGCTATGAAGACTGCCGTGATGCCGTGCTTCGCTCTCACCCCTGGAATGCGGCGGTCACCCGTGCGGCTCTGGCTGCCAGTGTCACCGCTCCAGCCTGGGGGTATGCCAAGAAGTTTGCCCTCCCCGCTGACTGTTTGAGAGTCTTGGACATCGAAGACTTTTACCAGGACTACAAAGTGGAAGGCCGCTTTGTGTTTACCGATGCAACAGCGGTCAACCTTCTCTACATCGCCAAGGTCACCGACCCCACCCAGTTTGACAGCTTACTACTGCACGCCATTGCCATGAAGCTAGGCAGTGAGATCGCCGAAGCGCTCACAGGTCGTGCGGAGCTGCGTGACCGAATGCTTTCAAAGTATTTACAGATTCTAGCGGAGGCCCGTGGCGTAGACAGCCAGGAGCGCTCCCAGGCAGGCGAGTTCATTGCGGATGGATTCATTAACGCCAGGTTGGTAGGCAGCACCTACCGCCGAGCAGTACCGGCTCCATAATGCGGATTCAGGCCCTTCAATCCAGCTTTGCCGATGGACAGATCAGTCCGCGTATGCAAGGGATGGTGGAGCTTGAATCGTACAAGTCTAGCCTCGCCAAGCTAGAAAACATGATTGTGCTGCCGCAGGGCAGCCTAACCCGCCGACCTGGAACCTTCTTTGCGGCCCGTACAAAAAACAATGGGGCGGCAAGACTGATCCCCTTCAGCCGTGGTCAAGGCACCAGCCTGATCCTAGAGTTTGGCAACCTATACATTCGGTTCTTTGCCAATGACGGCCCTGTCCGCACCGATGACGTTGCAGGCACCTATATCCAAAGTGGTACCGACATCACGGTCACCGAAACCGGACACAGTCGCAGTACCTCCGATGAGGTCTACCTAGACTTCACTTCAGGCGATGGCGTTGACGGGTTCTACACAATCACAGGCACTTCTGGGAATGACTTCACCGTCACCAGCACTACCAGCCAAAGCACCAGCGGCAACGTAAACATCAGCCAAAGGTACGAAGTCACGACGAGCTACACGGCTGCCCAGGTTGATGAGCTGAGTTTCACACAGAGCGCAGACGTTCTGTTCCTAGCCCATCCCAGCCACCCGCCAGCCCGCCTGGAGCGTTTCGACACCAACCTCTGGACCTTAACGAATCTACTGCCGTCTGTAGTGAGCGGAACCTACACCACTCCTACCGTAGTCTTTACAGATGGGCCGTTCTTGGCGACCAACACCACGACCACCACGATGACGGTAGCGCTGGCCGATACCGCCAACTGGACAGCCAGCTTTACGAATGGCTCACTGAGTCTCGAAGAGGTCGGCACGGTCAGCCCAAGTAATGTCGATGTCACCACCAACACCTTTACGCTAGCGAACCACCCACTGGTGAATGGCATGAAGGTGCAATTTGCGGCAATCCCCAGTGGATTTACCAGCACCCCTACGCTATCGGCAACCACCGATTATTTCGTAGTCAGTGCCACACAGAACACCTTCAAGGTAGCGACCACCGCAGGCGGTACACCCGTAGATATTACGGCAGCACCCACCTCCGATGATATGACGGTCAGCAAATCCTTTGTAGACAAGGATGTGTACATCCGCGTCACAGCGAGTGCGGTGACAGGAATCAACGACGATACCGGCTTTCAGTCTGGCGATATAGGGCGCTACCTACGGCTGAACTCTGAAATCGCGCCGCAAATCAAGTGGGGTTATGGCGAAATCATTGAGCGTCTAAGCGGATCAGAAACCACGGTTGTGCTGGTCAAGCTCAAGAAAGCCATCGCAGGCGTAGGCGCAACCACAGAGTGGCAGCTAGGCAGTTTCAGCGAGACAACAGGCTACCCGCGTACCGTACAGATTTATCAGCAGCGCCTAGTCTATGCGGGCACCAGCGAAGAGCCTCAAACGTTATTTTTTAGCCGCACTGGTGACTTCTTTAACTTTGCCGCTACCGAACCCCTTGGACGTTCTACGGGGCAGTTTGACAGCGCAGGGCGCAGCATTATTGGTGAGCAAATCTATGAAGACAATGCGCTCAGTCTCACCATCAGCTCAGACACTGTGGATCAGATCGAATGGCTGAACGAAGACCGGCGTCTAACGATTGGCACCTCCGGTGGCGTATTCCAGTGCTACGGAACCGATGATGATCTAACGCTGACCCCTTTCAATTTTACGATCAGCAAAGTAAGCGCCTGGGCCTGTGACTCCACAGCCCTGCCCGCCAAGGTAGGCAACAACCTATTATATGTACAGACCAATGGGCGGAAACTGCGGGAGCTGGCCTTCGACAAACTCCAAGACCAATATAGTGCGGCAGACCTGACACTTCGCAGCGAAGACATCTCCGAAACTGGCCTCATCGCCACCGCCTACCAGGATCAGCCTTACAGCGTGCTGTGGTGCTTGCGTAACGATGGCAGGCTAGCGGGTCTGACCTATGTGGATCTGTTACAGATGCGGGCCTGGCACCGCCACACCATTGGCGGAAGCCACAGTGATGCGACCTATGGATCACAGGCCAAGGTGGAAAGCATCGCAGTCATCCCAAGAGGCACACACGACCAGCTCTGGATGATTGTAAAGCGCGACATCGACGGCGGTGTGAAGCGCTATATCGAATTCATGGAGCGCTATTTTGTTGCCAGCGAGGTCGTGCCAAGTGACGCACACTTTGTAGATTCTGGCCTGGAAGAGCCACCCAGCCGCACCAGCGCATCCACCAGCGTATTGGGGTTGGATCACCTGGAAGGCGAAAGCGTAGCCATCCTAGCCGATGCTGCAGTCCAGCCCAACCGAACGGTTAGCTCTGGAGCGATCACCCTACAGACCGCTGCGACTAATTTCCGCATAGGCTTTGGTTACAACAGCGACATCGAAACCCTGCCAATGGTCGCAGCGACCTCACAGGGCACCAGTGTAGGAAACCGCAAGCGCATCCACCGTTTTACCGTGCGCCTGCTGGAGTCACTGAGCTTTAAGTTTGGCACCAACGCGAATGACCTGGACGCCGCCACCATTGCCTATTTGGAGAGCCTTGGGCTGAACTTTGGCGTAAACATCAGCGACCTGACCGAAGCGGTCTTTAGAACGGCTAGCGACAATATCGGCAGCGCTTTGGCTTTTTTTACCGGCGAGAAGACCTATCAGGTTGGCGATCAGTTCAATACGATTACCCAGTTATTTTTGCGACAGGACCAACCGTACCCGTTTTCTGTCACTTTACTAGCAATTGATTACCAGACCAACGAATGAGTGCATTAGCCGCTTTTGCAGCAATTACCGCAGTCAGCACGGGCCTGAAGATGTATGGGCAGGCCCAACAGAACGCTTCCCAGGTGCGAGCAATGAAAGCGCAGGCTGGGGCGTACCGGGCGAGTGCTGCAGAAAACCTAGCCTTCGCTAGAGAGCAGGCCAGCCTCTACATGCGCACCGGCGCTGAAAACGCCAGAGCGATTGAGTTCCGTGGTGCCGAGATGTTGATGCAGGAAGAGATCGCCGGCCAGCGACGCATCAGCGGTATCCGCGCACGGGCTGGTAGCTCTGGCGCTTCCGTGAATGTCGGCACCCCGGCAAACGTACAGATCGCCCAAGCCTTTGCGAATGACTATAACCAAAGAATGATCGACTACAACACACGTTACGAAGCCGCCCGTACCCGCCTGGAAGCCAAGCAGAGAGCGACAATGGAGTTGAGGCGCGGACAGTTGGCCTACAACAATCTGATGCGTCAGGCCCAGCTTTCGGATCAGGGCGCAGGCGAATTGGCAGGCTCCAGAGACATGATGCTGTTCAGCACCCTACTTAGCGGAGGGGCCGACTTCGCAGGAGGCTACTACCGTTTTGGTCAGCTTGACCCACAACCGACTACCACGGCGCCCTAATGGCTAGGCTCCCTTTCCAGCAGGCTACGGTCCTGCCCCAACAGAATCGCCTACAAGCCCCTAGTGTGCCGAATGCCCCTGGGCCGATGCCTACAGAGGTTCCCGGAGCAAATGCCCGCTACCAGGCGCTCCAGAGCCTCGGCGAGAGCATTGCCAAGATAGGGCGCACCGCTGCAGACATCTACCTGACACAGGCCGAGAAGGAGCAGGATGAGCAGGCGAAGATTGCAATCGTTCAGGCAGGGCAGTTTATTGACAATAGTTTTAATGAACACCTAGCGGACCAAAAGAACGAACCAGCCAAAGATGCTACTGAAGCAATGCTGCGCTACAGTTACTTCCTGAATGGGGCTGAAGGGACCGGAGGGCTGGATGACAATGAAGGCACAGGGATTTACCAAGCCATTGCACGGCAATACAAAAACGCCCCAAAACGTGTCAAAGATGCCGTTGAACAACTACTCAAAGATAAGGAAATTCAGACTCGCCATCTGCTAAAAATTCGGGCGGTTGACCGCAATAACGCTTTGCAGGTAAGCCAAAGTGTGTTGAAAGGCCAACAGAGCTTGTTTAACTTTGAACAAGACTTGACCCCAGAATACTACGCAGGCACGGTCAAGATGGCTGATGATGAGTTCCAAGGGGTTTTGGGTAGCGACCTCAACGAACGCATTGAAACCGCTATAGAAGGGCTTAGTCCAGCTCAACAGGTTGAAGCTCGTCAGCGTCTACAGTCATACGTTTTACAGTCTGCACAAGCGGTAATTCGGGCTAGAGACAACTACATCAAGGGGGAACTCGCTACCGACTTTGCCAGACGCGAAATTGAAATCCTCAAAAGCCCTGCCAGCCGCGAAGAACGCCTTGCCGCTTATGAACAGGCGCAGCTTGAAAAAGCACAGAAGGAGTTGATTGCGCCACAGGATGTCCCAAGGAATGTAGTCAACTTCGAAGGGCGCTTGGATGAGAGCGACTTTGACAGGTTGAAGTTGGAAAATCCAACTGAGTTGCGGGACCGGCTTTATAATGACGCAGACTTTCTACCTACCTTCCGCGAAAACCGTTACCAAAAAATACTTGAGATCGAAAGCTATCTGCGGACTAGGGCCCGTGAGGGGGAGGTCGCTACCCGTAAGGATATAGCATTTACGGTTGCTGCCATTCTGTCACCAAACACCCCTGAAGACCGTCGGGCTGAACTAGAATCTCCCTCAACGGCAGCGGCCTTGGTGGAGAATCTCCCTGATGATCAAGACCGTGTTATTGCACAAGGGCTGATTGGCTATGCGATCCAAACCCGTAACACACTCAAGGACTTAGGCAGTAAGGACATTGTTGAACTGACCCAAGCCAAGGCCGACCTTCAGCCACCTGTTTACATTGATGGCGTCAGCAACCTGGATCTCAGCAAGTTCGAACAAATCTACAATGTCTCGACAAAGGCGATTGAAGCGGTTGAGAAGGAGCGCAAGGAAAATGGAGCCTCATTCTACAAGATTGGTGAAAACGAAAGTTCACTCAGTTCAGCGACCTTGGAAGGGATTGTTGATTCGCAACTCAGTTACCACAGGCTCGACAAAAGCAAAAACCTGACTCCACAGGAACTACGGCGCTTACACCAAGGTGGCATCAATAATCATGATTTTCGACTGATGAGCGACCAAGCCATTATGCAACAAGGCCAAGACTATCGCGGCACGCAGAACGGTGAAGAACGCAGGGCTTTCATGCAAAACATCCAAGATGAAGCCGGGTCGCTGTATGCACCGCTTTTGATTGCAGAAATGGCGCGTAAGGAGGGCAAGCAAAACGGCATTGGGTTGCCGTATCGGGCAATGATGTATACGGAAGTGCGGGAAGCTGGGACTATCCAAAACCTTTACAATGCCGAAGAAAACGCTGCCAGCAATCGTGAAAATGTCCGACAGCTTTTCGGGCAGGCAGACCAGAAACTGACAGATGTCCAAACTGAAATATTTTCAAACGATGAGATCCGCGACTACCTGAACAGTTTCAGTATTGACCCAGGCGCAGAAGCAGTGCGCCAGGAGTTTCAGACTTTTATTACAGACTATGTGCTGGAGTTGGGGCGTAGGCAACCCCCTATCTCGCTTAGTGATGCAGTCAGGATGGCGGCAGATCACTTGGTGACCGATAACTATGTTTTCATTCAGCCGAACCCTGAAACCGTCAAAGTCCGCCTTAAAAATTCGCAGATTAAGACATTACCCGCAGGCAAGGTAGAAGAGGCACTGACCCAGTTTACGGAACAACTTCTGGCAGAACGCCGTCAGGGGATGATTGACTTGGCGGGCAGCGATGACTTGTGGGCCTGGAAGGTCCGTGGCGATGAGAAGGGGTTAGAGCTGGTCTTCCTAAACGAAAACCGAGGGGTACAGTATAGCAGCCGCCAAATCATAATGCCGTTTGATGAGTTGTTGCAGATTACTGAAAAGCACATGAACGGCGATGCGGATCTGTTCTTGAGCGATCAAGCCAAACAACAGGCTAACGAAATCCTAGATGAGAAGTTTGGCCCTGTGGAACGCCCTGCCGCACCTATCGAAGAGGCAGCACCGGCTATGGCAACAGACCGCCGTAGCCGTGCCATGCGCAAGGAGGCAGAACCTGCCCCTCCACCGGAAGAGCCTGCAGCACCACCGCCTGATCAAGACTTGTTGACAACCCAATCATTCCTTAGCCGAGCCAGAGACTTTGAGCCAAGTGTGACAGGCACAGACCAGATGGTGGTTGTGGAACGCTTGATCGAAGGCGCAGACATCATTCAGCAAAAGCTCCAGGTCTTAGGAGCCCCCAAGACCGTTACCGAAAAACGCAGCCGTGAAAAGCTAATGCGTGGGTTACGTCTTCTGGAAACGCAGTTGGACCTAATTCAAGGCAATACGGCTTCTAAAGAACAAATCCGCAACCTGGTTGGTGACAAGCCCGAAGTAGATCCAGAAACCCGTAAGATGCTGGAAGATTTACTGAATAGGCGCAAATGATTTACCACCCAGACACTACGGACTTCCCAGGCGGGCAAGAACAATTCATAAGGGACTACACCCCTTCCGCCGGGCGCATGTTCAGCGAGGGGATTGATGCGGGCTTCCGCGATGTCAGCTTCATGCTGGCGAAGTCGGTGATGGACATGGACGCAGCCGAAAACGCGCCACTACTCACCAAGGAAGACTGGGAGACATCGAAATTCTACGATCCAGAGATCAAGTGGGACGATAGCTTCACAACGCCCAAAGCTAGATTGCTGAAGGAACGCCGTGACCGTGAACGCGAACTAGGCTTTCTGCTGGAGCGTGCCGGTATTGGTAGCACAGCCGCTTTCTATGGTGGTGCGCTAGTCGGTACGGTGCCCGATCCGGTCAACTACATCCCCTTTGTGGGCATTGCATCGAAAGCCAAGAGCGCAGCCGTGCTGGGCAAGATCGCTCAGTCTGGAAGGCTAGGTCGTGGGGCTACCACAGCCGCTGACGCGGTGCTGGGTACAGCCTTGATTCAGCCCCTGGTGGCTGCCGAACGCGACACCTACCAACTGAAGTACGACACCCGTGATGCGCTGACCGAGCTAGGGCTGGCGCTGGGGCTAGGCTTTGGATTGGGTGCGGCACTAGGACGGGTGCATCCGAAAGATCCAGATCCAGCAGTGCGGGCGCAAGAAGGCACGGTCAGAGTGAACCGCAAGGGCGACATTGAAATCAAGGAAGGGCGGGCACCCGATCTGGAAACACCGTCTACTAGAGCTGCCGCCAACATCGCACCACAGGACGCAAAGACGGCCATTGATGTAGCGATTGCACAGCAGGCCGCAGGCGAATCTGTCAATGTTGGGAAGTTTGCACCAACGCAGCCCGTCAGACAGACCGTCGATGGCGCTGAAGCACCAGAAGTGACGCCTGCAGAAACCTTTCAGGCTGACGCTAGGGTAGAACCGGCGCCAGATCCTGTGCCTGATGATCTGCCGATTGACGCCAACGAAGCACGCCTGCAGCAACTGGAAGCTGAGTTGGATGAGCGTATTCGCACCGAAGAGGCAGAAGGCCGTTTAAGCGAAACCGACGCCCGTGAGTTGGCGTACATTGACGAAGAAGTAAAAGCGCAGGAAGGCTATCACCAAGCCTTATTTGAAGTCACCGAATGTTTGATCCGCAATGGCTAACCGTAAAGTAGACCCCTGTCTGGGTGTAGCGAACAGTACTAAGTTTGGGCTGACAGAACAGGAAGCCAAAGACCTGGTTGACCAACTGCGCAATGAACAGCGCAATGTGCGGGCTAATTCCAAAGGTGACTACACGATACAGTTCCGCAAGGTGGCCGCAGACCTGACCGCCAGAGAGAAGTTTGAGTTAGCGCAGAAACGCCGACAGCGCAAGTTGCAGGTCTTTAAGAATGAGACGTTGGACAACCGCATGGACGCAGGCAACAACAAGGAAAGGACGTTGTCTCAAATGCTGGTAGGTAGCGCACGGCGTGGCTTCCAGGCGCTGGATAGTATTGCCAGTAAGCAGATAGCAATGGGCAAGTTGCGGGTTGGCAGAATCTTGAGCGTGTTTGGTAAAACGAATTTACAGCTCAGTCGCCCCACCTTTTTTGGCTATCACCCTTTTGGCAGAGGCTTGTTTGACGATGAGGCTTTTCAGACCGCCTTGGTGCAGGAACTGTTTGATGGACTAGGCACCAGCCGCAATACAGAAGCCCGCATGATGGCTGAAGCGATCCTGAAGGAAAAGCGGGAAATGATTAACGCTCTACAGGCCGAAGGCGTTCCTATCGGGTGGCTGGATGATCATGTCACCACACAAACGCATGATTCTGCAGCCATTGGGAAGGCAGGCTTTGATACCTGGTTTAATGACATTCGGCCATTACTGAATGATGACCGCACCTTTATAAGTGCTGATACCAACAAACAGCGTGAGTTTTTAGAAGCCGTTTACAACAACATCAAAAGCGGTAAGCGCCAGACCGTGGAGTTGGTCAGCGAACCGGGTGTAGGACGCCGCAGTCTATCTACAAAGATCAGTCAAAGCCGTCAGCTTCACTTCAGGGACTCTGCCGCATGGATTAAGTACAACAAGAAATACGGTCACAGCAACGCCGTACAAGCGATTGTACAAGGTGTAGAGCGCCTAAGCGACAGCCTGGAACTAATTAAGGTGATGGGGGCCAACCCAGACGGTGCGTTTAAACGTCTGCTGGAGCGGCAGGACTTTACCCCAGACCAGCGCACCATGCTGAAGTCTGAATACAACCAGGTCAGCGGAGCTGCGTTTGAGGTAGCGAACCCTGCGCTTCACAAGTGGACACAAGGGATTGCCGCCATCCAAAATCTCAGCAAGCTGGGTAGTGCGATCTTCAGCTCTACCACAGATCCGATCTATGTTGCGTTCACCCAGCACTATCATGGTAAAAATTTCTTTACCGCCTACCACAACGCTTTTCTAAACATAGGCGTGGGGCGTCTGCTACAGCGGGGCAAGAGCAAAGAAATTGAAATGTTTGCCCGCAAGTTGGGACTAGGGTTTGATGGGGTAATTGGCAGTGCCGCCAGCCGTTGGTCAGGAGCGCGAGACACCACTGATTTCATGCAGGGCGCCGTCAATAACTTCTTTCGCTTAAACGGCCTGTCCGGTTGGACAAACTTCTACCGTGAAGGTGCTGCCTATTTGATGGCATCTGATATGGCCGATGCGACAAAGTTGCGCTGGGACCAGTTAAATCCCAATTACCGCCGTCTACTGGAAAGATACAAAATCGGCGAGGCAGACTGGAAGGACATTGCGGCGCTTCCCTTTGAAAAGATCAACGGCCTTGATGTCATCAGCCCTACCCGCGTCTTCGATGAGATCGAACTAGGCAACATCACTGGCGATGCGATCCCACGCAGCCGCGAACTGGCGGAAAAGATCCAGCAGGTACTGATTACCGAAAATGAATTCGCAGTGCTGCAACCTGGTGCCAACGAAAGAGCCTTCATGGGACGCTTCTTTAGTGGCGATGAAGGCATTCAGGCAGGCACCCGCTCTGCGATGGTAAATAAACTGTTTTGGCAGTTCCGCAGTTTCGGTGTGACGATGCTGTTTCGGCAGTGGCCTAGAGCCTATGAAATGGGGCTGCCTGCTCTCTATCACCTAGTCCCAATGGTGGGTATGGGGTACGGCGCAATGGCAATGAAAGACATGCTAAAGATGCGCGAACTCAAAACCCCAGACGATATGGCGGATTTGGGCAAGATTATCACCGCTTCAGTTTTACAGTCAGGCTTTGGCGGCATTGCTGGTGACTTCCTGTTTAATGATTACCGCCAGTACAGCACCAGCTTTTTAGATTTGGCCGCAGGCCCTAGCGGTTCAACGCTCAATGACCTGGTCGAGTTTGGCGCAGCAACGGTAGATGCCGCAACAGGCGGTGACCCGGTAGACGCAGCCGCAGCCGGTTGGCGGGCCCTGAAGGCAAACATTCCTTACGCAAACTGGTGGGCATCCCGTCAAGCGTTTGACTACCTCATCAATTACCAGGTGCAGGAAATTCTAAACCGAGGTTCCTTACAGCGTATGGAAAGACGTTTCAAACAAAAGAACAACCAAGACTTTTTGCCCGGCTGGGCCCCTAGCGAAATCGTTGCACCCGGCGGAGGATTCCGATGACTGTCAGCGTAAAACGAAACCAAGTTCAGTTTGGCGGTGACGGCAGCACGACTGCGTTTACCGTCAACTTCCCATACACTGAACTAGATCAGGTCAAGGTCTTCCTAGACACCACCGAGCAGACCCGCACCACGCATTTCACGCTGACCGATCCAGGCGCTACGGGTACCGTCACCTTCCTGAGTGCGCCTGCTCAAGAGACGCTGGTGACGATCAAGCGGGAAACGGATTACCTGCAGGCCATCGACTACGTCAACAACGACGCGCTGGACGCAGAAACGCTGGAAAAGGCGTTCGATAAATTGACGATGATGTGCCAGCAGCTCGACGTAAAGATTGAAAAGTCGATAGGCTTTGAAGAGACGGTCAGCGAGGTGGACACTACCAGTTTGAAACTCGCGGCAGGCACCGCCGATCTGGCAGGCAAGCTCCTCGCCTTTGACAGCACTGGCGCCTTTGTGACCACGCAGGAAATCGGCACGTTCAAGGGGAGCGACGCCACGACCACCACAGCGGCTTATGTGGTGCGTGACCTGATCCGCGACTCCAGTAACGACAACGTTTACTTCACCAAGCAGGATGCTCCGAGTGGCACGCTGCTGACCAACACCAGCTACTTTGAACTGCTGGTAGATGTCGCCACCGTGCGCACGCTGAAGGTTGCTGCAGAGACGGCCAAGACAGACGCAGAAACGGCACAGACTGGAGCAGAAGCCGCCCTAGCCAGTTTCGAAGGTCAGTTCAAGACCGGCGCAACCAATCCGTACAGCGACACCCCGGGCAATGGTGACCTCTGGTACGACACCGCCAACAACATCCTGAAATACTACGTCACCGGCACAGGCTTTGAGCCCGTGACCACCAGCCTCGCCACCGTCACCGACAACTACCTGACCATCTCCAACCAGGTCATCACCGCAGGCACAGTGCCGATTTCGTTGGGCGGTACCGGCGGGACTTCAGCCAGTGAAGCCAGAACGCTGTTAGGCGTCACCTTGGGCAGTGATGTTCAAGCCTATGATGCCGGTCTACAGTCGATCAGCGGGCTCACCACGGCTGCTAACAAGATGATCTACACGACGGCTAGCGACACCTACGCCGTCACGGACCTCACCGCTTTTGCCAGGACGATCCTAGATGATGCGGATGCGGCCACGATTCAAGCCACGTTATCGCTGGTGCCAGGCACCGACATTCAAGCCTTTGACGCAGACACTGCCAAGTACGATGACACTACTGCCAACTTCACCGGCACGCTTCAGAACGGGGGCAGCAACGTGGTGGTCGATTCTGATATTGGTTCTACCGTTGAAGCCTACAGCGCTACCAATGCCGACTATGGAGACACTACCGCCAACTTCACCGGCACGCTTCAGAACGGTGGTAGCAACGTGGTGGTAGACAGCGACATCAACAGCACGGTGCAAGCCTACGATGCTGGGCTGGGTGAGATCGCAGCTCTTGCCGTTACGGATGGCAACTTCATTGTCGGCAACGGTACCGCTTGGGTCGCTGAATCAGGGGCTACGGCCCGCACGAGTCTAGGGCTGGGGAGTATTGCCACACAAGATTCCAACAGCGTCAGCATCACAGGTGGCTCTGTGACCGGCATTACTGATCTCGCCATAGCAGACGGCGGCACCGGCGCAAGTACGGCCAGCGTGGCACGCGGGAACCTGTTACCCAGCTACAACGGCAACGGCAGCAAAGTTCTGGCGCTGAATTCCGGTGGCACCGACGTAGAGTGGGTCACGCAAAGCCAGGTATTTACGGCAGGAGTAGCGAATGCGTTTGAACACGCCAATAGTATCAGTGACAGCATCACCGTAGCATCCGGTAATAACCGACTCTACATGGGAGACACCACGTTTAGTGGGACTCTGACGATTCAAGGCAAACTTGTTTCTATAGATGGCCCTTTTAATTTAACAGGCACAGCAAACATAACAGGAACCCTTTCAGTGAGACACTAAATGGCAGGAGAGATTCAACTAAACAGTGTGACTTTGGCAACTGAATCCGGTGGCCTTATCAGTTTTGGAGGTTCGGTTCAGGCCGTTCCGCCTACAATCCCCAACTGGTATCTAGCCGAGCAGCAAATCACAGGGGGCAATGATGCCAGTGCCGGATTTTATGCTGGTTCTGCTACAGCTTCAGAAAGGCGGACAGTCAATATTCCAGCAATGCAACTACGAATCAACGCCACTGTTTACACACTTTCTGCGGCAACCACACTGGATGCAGACACAACAGGCTCGTGGGCCAGTAATGAAACCTCAAAGGCCACAGCAGCAAACCGCAATGGCGAGGATGTCTATATTTTTGCAGTAGAACCTAGTTCGGGAACTACTCCCAATTTCTGTTTAAGCCCCAATTCTACCTATCCTGATGGAACCGTTGGTGGTGTGACAGCCAGTGCCACAAACTCTCGCAAAATTGGCGGATTCCACTGCCTCTGTGTTGATGTCGGAACGATTAGCGGACACTCCCTCACAGGTTACTTGGATGGGGATATTCTACCTAGAAGTGTTTGGACACAAGCGCAACATCGTCCAACGGCAAATCCTGAGGGGATGGTTTATGTCGGGAACAAACTTTGGGCAGATATTTATCTAGCCAGTAATACGACAACGCTGGAAAGCAGTTACGGTGGAACCATCGTTGATGGGGCAAGCAACCCCGATTATCACTGGTATAATTTTGTGGAACGATTTGCGGAAATTGAGAAGCGACTTCCGACGCAAGCAGAGTTTATGGCTCTAGCTATTGGCAGCAATCAAGAAACCAATATCAGCGGATCAGCAGACCCTGGGACGACTGGAGGGCATAGTGACACAGCTAGTCGGAGAATGATCTCAAATATCGGCTGCGAGGATTGTGCAGGAGCATTGTGGCAATGGGTGAATGAAACAGGCTCTGACGGTGGTGCAGCTAGTTATGCAGTTCAAGACACCGCCTCCGATGGAACGACATACGATGGGGTTAATTCTATCGGTCGGGGTCAGGGATACGCAGTCCCAAATCGCGGGGTCGTGGGCGGCAGTTGGAGCGGTGGCGCGGAATGCGGGTCGCGTGGTGTCTTTTGGAATAATTCGCCTTTGAATCTCAGCGGCTTCGTCGGGTCGCGCGGAGTTAGTGGAAGTCTGTACTAATTTTAAAAGTCCCTCTGGGAGGGTGAGGCAGTACCGTTGTTACAGCACGGGATCGTGGGCAGCAATTGGAACAATGGCACGAAATGCAGGTCACGTAGTGTCAATTGGAATAATTCACCTTTGAATCTCAACGACAACATCGGGTCACGCAGAGACAGTGAGAGGGCCACAACACCACTGGCTGGCTGGCTCACCTTGGCTTTTGCCAAAATACACAACGGTGGGAGAGGTGTTTGGTAGTGAGAGCGAAGGACATCTCTCTAGAAAATGAAACGTCACGGGAATCTTTTTGAGCAGATTGTGTCTGCTGACAATTTAAATCTTGCCTATCGTAACGCAAGAAAAGGTAAGTCTTGGCAGCGAGTAGTCCAAGAATTTGACAATCGTAGCGAAGTAGGATTGGCGGAAATCCGCAAGCAATTAGTAGATGGTAAGTACCAGACCAGCCAATACCGTATAAAAGAGATTCTAAAACCAAAACGCAGAATAATTTATGTGCTTCCATTTGCTCCTGACAGAATCGTCCAACACGCTATTATCCAGATCCTTGAGCCAATCTGGGACAGGGTTTTATTAGCGCAAAGTTTTGCTTGTCGTAAACAATTAGGACTTCACCGAGCCAGCAACTATGCTCAGAGCTGTGTGCAAAAATATAAATACTGTTTGCAAATGGATATTCGGAAGTTTTATCCGAGTGTTGACCATCAGATTTTATTTTCTGTTGTTCAGCAAAAGATAAAATGCAAACGCACTTTAATGCTAATTAAAGAAATCATCAGTAGTGCCGAAGGCTGCCCAATAGGGAATTACACAAGCCAATGGTTTGGCAATTTATACTTAAATGAATTAGACCAATACTTAAAACACAAATATAGAATCAAAGGATATTGCCGTTACGTTGATGATTTTTTAATATTTGGCGATAGCAAGGAATGGTTGCAGTTTGTTCGTGTAAATATTGTAGATTTTTTAAAGAGATCACTAAAACTAGAAATTAGCAGGTGGTCGCTAAAGCCTGTCGAGACAGGCGTTGATTTTGTTGGTTATCGCCATTTCCCTACAAAGAAACTGTTACGAAAATCAACAGCAAAACAAATGATTCAAAGGATCAGTGAGCTCAAAAAGAACTGGCCTGCTTGTAGTAGCATTCGATTTCGTTCAACACTAGCATCGTATGAAGGTTGGGCGAGTTGGGCAAACACTTATCATTTATTGCAAACCCTAGAAATCACTAAACTCAAGGAGACTATCGGTATGCGAGGGATTCCCAAACACCTAAACACTAAATTCGACTACGAATACATTAAAAATCAAAACCTGTCCGGTTGGCAGACTCAGTACCAAGCGCTCTTAGACACTAGACTGAACTGGTTTAAAACAGCAGACTTAGCGCCAGAAGATGCAGGGATTACAGACGCAACTCACCGAGTTAGAACCGAAACCGATTTAGATGGTGTTACCATTAAATACCAGCAAGAACTGCAAGAAGACCCTAACTGTAAACTGTTTCGTTTAGGGTTCACTCAAGCTGAAGTCGAGTCAGCTTTAACCACTTAACAAGGCCGAGCATATGCCAGCAGAAGCAAACACCCTTATTGATATGGTAAACACGCTAGGCGTGAACGTAGTGACGCTTCTGGCGGCTTTTTACTATATTCAGTGGATTACCAAATCTCACCGCGATGAGCGCACCAAGGCCGATGAGATGCACAAGGAGGAGCGTCTCGCCTGGATGCAGAAGGATTCTGACAGCGATGCTGCGTTGCGATCAATCATGGCGGATTCCAACAAGATTCTAGGTGACCTCAAATCAGTGCTGACCGAGCAAACTACGCTGTTGCGGCAAATTGTACTGGATCAAAAAAAATGAAAGCCCTACTCGCCCTGCTACTCCCCGCCACCGTTTATGCGGCAGAGCCTGCCGAGCTGGATTACAAGACCAGTTTTATTTGGCAGTGGGTGACGGGCTGCGCACAGATCATGGCCCCACAGTTTGAAGCCCAGGGGATGCCACGGCATTTTGCCATGAATTGGGCAGTTCAAGGTTGTAGCTGTGTGATCGACAAGTTTCGAACAGACTACCCGTTTGATGCGGTGATCCAGTTGACTTCTGAGGAGCGCAAACGAGCTGGTGAAATTTATGCGAACCAATGCGGCAAAGGAGAGATTACGTTATGAGCGACACCGTCGAAAGCAGTAAGCACTTCAGCCGCGATGAGTTGAAATGCAGCTTTGCCCCTGATGCGCCTGTGCTGATGGACGCCTTTTTCATGGAAAAGCTGGAAGAGCTGCGAGAAGAGTGGGGCCGCCCCATGCGTCTCAGCAGCGCTTATAGGACAGAAGATCACCCACGTGAACGCACCAAGCCACTAAAGTATGACCATCTCGGCAACCCGCTACCGCGTGGTGGTATGCACGCCCGTGGCAGGGCTGTAGATGTTTTGATTGCGGGTGCCGATGCCGTTGAGTTTTTACGATTGGCGCTCAAGTATTTTTCAGGTGTTGGGTTATCTCAAAAGTCTGACTGGGACCAGCGCTTCTGCCACTTGGATGACCGCACCAATCCTGCTATCTGGACGTACTGATGGAACTATTTAACGCGATTGTAGATTCAGGCGGGCTAGAGTTAATTCTGGCAGCCACCGGGATGGGGGCGGCAATACCGGCTGTTGTTGCCTACAAGCGCATTCGTAAGGCCAAAGAAACCGGCGAAGAGATCAAGAAACGCTTTGGGTTTTTTTAGTGCCTGTTTGTTGTCAATGTTGCCAGTGTGGATCGTGACGTTTTGGCTGCTGATTGAAGCGGTAAGTCACTGAATTTGTTGGTAGCAGAGGGGAGACTTGAACTCCCGACCTTGCGATTATGAATAAGATGATCGCCTAGCCACTAGCCCGCTTATTGTCTGGGCTCACCAGACTGACAACAACACTTGTTGCCAATGTACTGACAACAGCTACAGTTTATTTACCAGCTCCTGCACCTCCACCTCGCCCACATTCAGATAGCCCAACGTGGTAGTCAACTGCTGGTGCCTGAGTAGCTTCTGCACCAGGACCGGCGACTCACCCGCTGCTAGTAACTCTGTCGCCACGGTAGCCCGAAAGCCGTGCAGCACCTTTGGCCCTTTCAACCCTAGCTGATCCAGCATCTTTTGAAAGCTGTGCCCTGCACTGCTGTAGTCTCGCCAGAACTTCCCACCGCTCCCATCATCACAGACATAGACCTCACCTTCATGGCCTTCTGCGTCCAGGAATTGCCGCAGCGGTTTCGCCACCGGCAGGATCGCATCACGCCTACCCTTCGTTTGCCAATCGCCTGTGCTTTCCAGCCAGATCCCCTGGGGCAGAATGTGGTCCCACTTCAAGTGGATCAGTTCGCTAGCCCGCATACCTGTGTAGCGGAACAAGTAAAACGCTTTACGCAGTACCAGAAAGCGCCGTGAGCCCGTTTCTGTCAGCTTCCGTTCAATGTACTGCCGCATCAGTTCTAGCTGCTCACGGCTCCAGGTTTGCGGTACCACGGTGACAGCCCGCAGTTGCTTCAGTTTGACAGGCTTGGTAATCAGCTCCTCCTCAAAAGCCCAACTGTAGAAGCGATTCACGTTGCGGATGTGGTGGTTGATCGTGCGGTCATTCAGCCCACGCGCCCGCTCTTGGGCAATGTAGCGGTCAAGCTGACTGCGCTGATAGTCTTCCAGGCAAGGATTGCCATTGGCCTGTTGCCAGCGCTTCAGACTGTCGCCATAGGTGTAGACCGTTCTAGGGCTGTTGCGGGTTTCACAGTGCGCTAGAAAGCGCTCTACGGCTGCCTTCAGCGTGACCATCCCACCTTCGCTTTCAATCCCTAGCTCCAGGCGTAGTGCTTCCAGGCGGTCAGATAGAATGACAGAGCGCTCCTGTGGGCTCATGCCAATAAACTCTACCGCATCAGCGAGTTTCTTGCGTATCCGCTTGCCACCAACGTAGAGCTGCGCAATGTGGATGCCTCGCTGCCGGTTGAAGCTGATTAACTTCTTGTTCACGGCTTACGCAACATTTGTGGGGGGGGGGGTAATAACTTTGTAACGTTTTAATAAAAAACTGCCAAAGCAGTCTAACACTACAAGTAAACTTTACTTGTCGGCCAAGGTACCACTTTGCCGTTCGTGCGTTCCGTTACCACCCCCAACCCTTTTTTTAACTGTGACTCCAGTAGCGCGTTCTTTTCTTTTAACAGCGCTATCACCTCATCTTTGCTGGCAATCAGCTCATCCCGGTAGTCTGTGGCTTGCCCATCTCCCTCTACACCAGTCGGCAAATACGGCTCACCCTGGCCTGTCAAAAGCCATTTTGTGTTATAACCGTTATCGCCTGCGTTTTTAAGCATAGTCGAAGAAACCTGCCTTGTCCCTTTCAAAACTACTCCTAAATGGCTAGGGGATACACCCCAGTCACGGGCTAACGCTGACTTGTTCCCACCTTTTTGCCGCACATAAAAATTTATTCGTTCAATGATTTCAGCATGTTCCCCCATAAATTGCCACGCAGATAAAAATTGTCCTTGAAAGTAATTCTCAGTTTGCATACTGTTTTTAAACATGTACTAAAACAATGCAACCTGAACTCGCTTATAAAGCAAACAGTTATACACGGAAGCAACTCCTTTGCCAATGAATCTTTTGAAACAGTGCCAGTTTTATGGCGTTCGGCTCAGGCAGTTAGCTGACGCCAGCGGCTTCACGCAATCGTATGTGCGCCAGGTACTGCTGAATGAACGACGCAATGATGAGATCAAACAGTTAGCGCACACAGCCTTACATAACCGCAAGGAAGAGTTGCTGACCGCGCTCTTGAAGGAATCCGCATGAGCGACCTATCGACAGAATTAGCTGAGATCAAGGCACTCCTTCATGGGCTACGGATGGACGTAAACCATCTAGCCAAGGCCAACCATATACCGCTGATGACGCATGACCTGAAGGAGCGTGCGCAGAAACAGCGGTTAGCTGACTTGGAAGCGGCTCTCGACTCTGTGCGGAAGGCGCAGAATCTAGGTTACGACTGACCTCACCGGCCCGCCGAAGCCGTGACATCGCCCACCTGTCTGAATTCGGCCATCGACTGGGTAGCAGTAACTTTAATCACCATTGATGGTGTGGACAGTTGAGCATTAGGAACGTGCAACGGTCAAAGCTGCTACCCATTGGATGCTAACCATACATGGAGTTGCCCCATGACTAGAGTCGAATACCTGTTTGACATGGAAAGCCACGACTGCAAGTCCCGCCTACTTCGCCCAGTAAAACCCTACAAACTACGACGCCTTTACTGGTGGGTCCGCTTGAAGTGGCTCACGGTCAAATGGTGGTGGCGTAATCGCAGGAGGCCCGTATGACTGAGCAGGAAATTGAAGAGTCACGGCAACGCGCAGCCGCCCGCCATCAGGCGTTCTTGGATGAGACTGCAAGGCTGGATCGGCAGAACAAATACTGGGACAACCAGGCACGGTATGCCCTCAAGCGCATCTGCTTCTTGTACGAATGCGAGTGCGGGAAACTAGTTGGCGCCAAGCACGCCCTGAACTGTCCAGACAAGGACATGACGCCGGTATTGCCGTCAGAGATGTCACTGAGTGAGCGCATCCACCGCAAGGAAGACCTGTTCAATGACTGGAACTGGGACTACGAAACGGACGTAGCGAAGCTGGCAGAGGTGCTGACATGAAGCGCCTGAGTGAACGCCTGAGTGAGCGGTTAGCACAGCGTGACATGTCACGATTGGCGCTGGAACCCGCCAGACCAGCCGTTACGCAGCCTATCGGCAAAAACCTGGACACTCGCGTGACATGTCACGATTCGAAACTGCGCTATTGCCCTGGGTGCGACAACTACAAAACGCCAACAGCCCCCCTCTGGGTATTTGGCAGCAAGGTCTGCCGTTTCTGTCAGCGCATGGGGCGTCATTGAAGCCACCCAGACCATGTCAGATATGCTCTCAGGATTTTGTGCCGAACAAACATCACTCTAAGTTCTGTAGCCGCGAGTGCTACCGCCTAGAACTGTGCCGCCGTGGTCAGGTGCGTCGTGGCTCCACCCGCTGTGAGCATTGCCAGACTTACTTTGACCGACGGAAGTACAACCAGCGCTACTGTTGTACCGAATGCTACTACGAGCAGGCGCGGGAACGGAAGCGGGCCAAGAAGGCGGCCAACGCCTGGCAGGCCAAGCATCTCCAGTGTCCCTTCTGCACTGCTTTCTTTAAGCAGGTCAATCACAATCACCTGTTCTGTAGCGCCCGGTGCCGCATCAATAGCAAGAAGCATGAGGTCTACCTGCGCCTGAAGGCCAAGTCCCCCACAGAGTGCAAGACCTGCAAGGGGCCTCTACCACGTTTTGGGCTTATTTACTGTTCGGTCAAGTGCCGCAACAAAAACAAGTGGGTAGCCCGCCAGATTCACGATAAGCAGTGTGCGACCTGTGGCGTTCAGTTTAAAAGCCACAACATCCGCGCAATCAACTGTTCACGGCGCTGTAGTAATCGCTACACAAATTCCAAGAAGGCTCACGAAAGGCTGCTGGCCGAGCAGGGTGAACGCAAGCGGCAGGAGTTGCGTGAAACGCAGGAACGGCGGGTGACGCTGAGTCGCCAGATGCCCGGTGAAACTGCTTATAGTGACGCCATCAAGGCGTACCTGAAGCGTGGTGGGAAGATCACCCAGTACCAGCCCCAGGAAGCGGATGAGGCCAACCTCGCGGTGCCGCAGAACTTCTGGAGCTACGACCAGTATGACGCAGAAATTTAAAGCTACCGGCCAAGGCGGGGTGCGATCCTCCCAACTGGGCTCCGAACCAGTAAACTTCGCACTGTTCATGTGACGCCAAACCAATACGGTCTGCTCAACTCGGCCTACGGTGTCGGTAGCTCCTCATTCATGGACTGAATGATTATCACCAAACTAAACGAATCAGAAATCCAACAGGCTGCCTTTGTGGGGATGCAGCGCTGTGCCTACGCCATTAGCCATTTCAAAGAAATCAGTGGCTATGAAAACAAATGGCAGAGAGAGATTGAAGGTGCTCTAGCAGAGTTCGCTTTTGCCAAGCTGATGGACATTCACTGGGACGGCAAGATTGGCGTCGTGGGCAAGGGCGATGTGGGGAGCTGGGAAGTCCGCCATACCCATAACCCGGACGGGCATCTTCTACTACAGCCAGGTGACCTGAATCACGCTCCGTTTGTCCTGCTGACCGGACAGGCGGGGGTTTATACTGTGCGCGGCTGGATCAGTGGTCGTGACGGCAAACAGTACAAGTATTGGGGCGACAAGTACAACACGGGCCGCCCCTGCTTCTGGGTGCCGCAGTCCGATCTATTGCCAATGGAGCGACACAGTGCTTTTCCAAATAGCTCATACAAGGAGATCGCATGAGCCATCTGACAGACTGGGGCCTTGAGGCCGACTATGTGGACCCCTCAAAAATCGGCGTGTACCTGAAACTAAGCGCCAATCAGAAGTGCGTGGTCCGCATCCTGGGATCATTCAAGGACAAGAAGCTAGCCGTGCGTGGCTGGGAAGGCTGGGTCAACCAGCAGGACAACTTTGGCGAAGAGGTACGCCGCCCCCAGCGTGTGGGGATCAATGACAAGGCGTCTCTGCAGCGGGCTGGTGCGGAAGACATCAAGTTCTTTTGGGCTCTGGCGGTCTACAACCGAACGCTGGGAGCCGTACAGTGCTGGCAGATCAACCAGGTCAGCAACCGCGAACGCATCGAAGACCTGATCGACACCTACGGCAACCCGCAGGATTTTGACATCATGATCAAACGCAAGGGCGATGGGATGCTGACCAAGTACACCCTGGAGAAGGTGGAAAGCTCTGACGATGACACCGCAACGGCATTTAGTGCCCTAGAAGAGTCCACAATCGACCTCAGACAGCTTTTTGTCGGTGGGGATATTATGACACCCCTTGAACAAAAAGCCAGTGACGGCGATTCTAAGAAGCCTAACAAGGTGGTTACGCGGTCTGACCTCAAGCCCATTGAACTGGTCCGCAACCGCATCGAAGGCGCAACGACCTACGACCAACT